CCAAGGTCATGCAATGGACGGGCCGATGGGTCGCAGACCGATGGAACAAGACCCTGCTCACCTATCACTTCGCCAACGGTTCAATCATCGAGTTCTTTTCGGCTGATTCCGAGGCACGGCTCCGAGGTGCAAGGAGGCAGGTCGTTTACATCAACGAGGCGAACAACATCGACTTTGAATCTTACTACCAACTCGCCATTCGTACCAGCGAGGCCATCTACATCGACTTCAACCCGACGCATGAGTTCTGGGCGCATACCGAGGTCCTGCGAGAGGACGATTCCGAACTGCTGATCCTGACCTATCAGGACAACGAGGCTCTGCCTGATACCATCAAGCGGGACATTGAACTAAACCGCACCAAAGCCGAAACGTCAGCGTATTGGGCGAATTGGTGGAAGGTGTACGGCCTCGGTCAAGTCGGGACGCTTCAGGGGGCCATCTACGAGGACTTTGAGGTGGTGGAGGGTATAGATGTCAGCCGAGCCAAATTCGTCGCCCTTGGGCTTGACTGGGGCTTTAGCAACGACCCTACGGCCTTGGTAGCAATCTACCGCCAAGGGGACTGCCTGCTGATTCAGGAACTGCTCTACTCCACGGGCCTGACCAACCAAGACATCGCAGACAAGTTGCGGACGCTGGGCATTACCCGGGCTTGGGAGATCGTGGCGGATTCAGCAGAACCCAAAAGCATCGAGGAAATCTACCGACTTGGCTTCAACATCAAGCCAGCGGAGAAAGGCCCCGATTCGGTCAGGAACGGGATAGACATCCTCAAGCGATACAAATTGCAAGTTACCAAGGATAGCACCAACCTCATCAAGGAACTGCGGTCCTACACTTGGGCCACCGACAAAGAAGGCAAGAACACGGGGGTTCCGATAGACTCGTTCAACCACGCCTGCGATGCGATGCGTTATGTGGCCCTCAACAAGTTACGGGTCAGTAACTCAGGGAAGTATGTTGTGGTTTAACTTTGAGGCATGAACATCGAACGCATCACCGACCTACTCATTGAAATCGTGAAAGTGGCAGCAGCCGTTTTCTTCATCATCACCCTTCTAACCCTGCTGCTTCAATGAACAAACATTACAAATTTGAACTGCATTGCGATGCTGGCGTTTACTACGCTAACTCGCTGCTTGGCCTAATGCTTCAAGTCATTAGGCATCGCTTTTGGCATTTGACGCATGATGGTGTTTGGATGGATTAGAGTATGAAAGTCGTTCACTACTATCACATCTACTGCGGAGGGAACTGGCAGTTGATACTCAACCAGCACATGATGGCCGTGTGCAATTACGGCCTCATCAATGTCTTGGATGAGATTCGTGTCGGCATCGTCGGTCCACCCGAACAACGCAAGGCGGTCAAGGACGTGCTGGAGAACTCGATGGTGGCCGATAAGGTCAAGGTCGTGGTAACCCGGACCAACGCTTGGGAGCAGGCGACCCTGACCGAGATGTACAAGGCAAGCCAAGAGGAAGAAGCCGTGTACTTGTACGCCCACACGAAGGGGGCTGCGAATCCATCCTTGACCACCCAACTTTGGGGCAGGTCCATGCTATTCTTCAACGTGGTAGCATGGGAGCGGTCCATGCAACTGCTCGAAGGCGTGGATGCAGTCGGCTGCCATTGGATTACCAAAGAGCAGTTCCCCCACATGGCTGATGCCAACAACCCCGAAGGCTACCCCTATTTCGGTGGTAACTTTTGGTGGGCCAAGTCAAGCCACATCAAAGAACTGGGCGAACCTGCAAGGGACCACCGATTCCAAGCCGAGCATTGGATAGGAAAGAAACCCGACACCAAGGTCTTTGACTCCAACCCCGGATGGCCTTCACCTGAAAAATTCGTTGTAACTTTTTGACATGAAACTACTCGCCAACATCGCCTACCACCACAACCCCGAAAGGCTGCCAAACCTTATACGGGTCATTGAGGCTATCAAGTCCTACCCGGTACAAGCCGACATCTTCGTGGACACCAACGACCCCGAAGTCGTGGGGCTACTTGCAGACCAACCCGTAACGGTTCATGCTCACACGCAACTCTCACACCCTTGGATGCTGACCGCAGTCCACCGCACACGAATCAAGGAAACCTACAAGTACTTTGACTGGGTGGCCTACTTTGAGGACGACATGATGCTACCCAAGGAGGGATTCGTGAACTTCACGGAGCGGTTCGATTCGATGTTTGCCGATGGCTTGTACCCATCCTTCACTCGCATTGAAACCTACGACGACAAGGAAGGCGAATGCACTCCTGACGTGAACGAGGTCCTGCCCAGTTCGGTGTGGTGTCAGTACAACGGCAAGGACTATGTGAGCCTGCCGTTCTTCATCAACTACCACGCCTTTTGGATGTTCAGCGTCAAGAGGCTTAAGGAGGTCCTGACCCGAAGCCCCGAAGAACTCGACAAAATCCCCGACAACGGTCTATTCAGGGAGAGCCTCGCTTCCTTCCCGATTTGGTCGCTTGGCTTGAAACCGATGCTGGAGTTCACGGAGCAGGGCGAACTGGCAGAGCATTGCAAGGTGTTCCACCTAACGAACAACTACAAGCACGGAAGCACCAATATTAAAACCCTCTTCAAGCGATGAAACACGACAACATCTTTGGCTGGTCAAGCATGGAAAATCAAGGTCAACTACTTCAGTTAATTCTTGACGAAATGCCTCCCCAAGAAAAATACCACATGGCTGAAATCGGGGTCTACCTCGGTCGTGGCACGGCCATCTTTGACGAAGTTTTTGTCAGCAGGGGACTTGATTACAAGTTGGTAGCCATTGACCACTTTGAAGGCTCGCCTGAACACAAGGCGAGCAATTCAATCCCATTATACGAAGAGGCTTTGAAGAACCTTGAACCGATACGAGATAGGGTTTCTTTGCTGAATATGGAGTCGTTGGCTGCTTGCAAGAAATTTAAGGATTCTGCTTTTGACATCGTTTACATCGATGCATCGCACGAATACGAGCCTGTTCTGCAAGACATCAAGGCTTGGCTCCCGAAGGTCAAGAAGGGTGGATTTATTTGTGGGGACGACTATGTTGGAGGATGGCCCGGAGTTATTCAGGCCGTAGGCGAAGCCTTTGAGGGCAGGCATAAGGTCGTTCCGGGAACTCAACAATGGTACATTCGACTATGAAACTCCAAGACCTCACCATTGACCAGTTCCAACGCATCGGAGCCATTGAGTTCTCCAGCGTCCTCGGGGACTACGACAAGCGAGCAGGGGTCGTTGCAATCGTTGAGGGGGTGGATATATCAATCGTGAGAGAAATGCCCGCCAAGAGCGTCCTAAAGCGTTACAAGGCTATTATCAGCGAGTGGAACGCACTCCCTGCATTGGGGTACAAGCGAAAGTTCAAAGCCGGGGGCAAGTGGTGGATCCCGACGGTGTTCACGGACGAGTTGACCGCTGGGCAGTTGATTGAATTAATGGACGCAAACACGACGGACGAGAAGCAGTTGTTGCAGAACCTTCACCGAATCATGGCGACCTTGTGCCGGGAAGGCGGTCTATTCGGATTCTTTCCGAAAAAGTACGACGGGGCTGCCCATGCGGAACGAGCCGAACTGATGAAGAAGCACGCTAAAGTCGGGGACGTTTGGGGCGTTGTCAGTTTTTTTTTGCTAAGTTCAGAGTCCTACTTGAAAGTTTTGAGCGACTATTCCAAGCACCTGATGACGAAGGCAGGGGAGTTGACGTAAGCCCTCTCGCAGGGTACGGCTGGCTGATGGTGGTGTGGAGGATGGCAAACAAAGACGTGCTGAAATTCGATGCCATCTTCGCAATGAAGGCGGTGGAGTTCCTGAACTACGCCTTGCTGATTCACGATATTTTGGAGGCAGAACGGATGGAAGCGGAAAGAGCAAGGCGCAGATAGACACTATCCAGCACGGGGGACATTTACCCGTATGGAAACAACCATACTTGCGAATGGCCAACCCGTAGGCAAGTTCGGCAGCGGTTCGATGAAAGGCATCGACCAAACCGCTTTGGAGGGTATTGGTTCAATCGTTGGCCCCAAGGGTGGAGGCAAGTCGTCAACCCACGACGTGCTGGTCAAGTGGATTGAACGGGTCATTGAACTTGCGAAGAAGAACCTCGAAGCAGCCAACGCAAATGCAGGGGGGACGCTATCGGCATCCATCGCACCCGAAGACATCGAACTATCCGCAAAGCAAATCGTGGTGGCTATCATGGCTAACCCCTATTGGAAGTACGTGGACCAAGGGGTTCACGGAAGGTCATCGAGTTACATATCCGCAAGGGACTCAAAGTTCAGGTACGACAAGAAGATTCCACCACCCCAAGCCATAGCGGACTGGATTGCAAATAAGGGCATCCCGGTCGTTCCAACCTATTCACGCAAACTCAAGCGGATGCGGACCAAGCAAGAGCAGGGTTTAGTCCTTGGAAGGACAATGGCCTTTGCTATCCGTGAGCGAGGTGTCGAGGGAACTAAGTTCATGAGCAACGCCCTATCCCCCGAAATGATAGACGTTTTGGTGAACACAATCGCTGAAACCCTTGGCAAATCCATAAGCGTAGCAACCAAACTATAAAATGGCAGTAACAGTCCTTTCCGGGTCGCCCCAAGTGGCTACACCCGTTTACAACAAGATGCTTTTCAAGGTCAGCAGCGACCAAATAGCCCAGCCTAATTACCGATTTGTTTGCGATGTCAAAGACAATGCAGGGAGTACATACGCCCGGCTCAAGTGCGACAAACTGCCCACCACCAACTTCGGGTTCTTTGATGTTGCCAAGGTCGTTGAAACCTTAATTGCACCGACTAAGCCATCGCTGACGCAGACCGCATTCAGCAATCATTCGGGTTATTATGCGGGATACCGCTTAGATTTCTTTGACGAATACGGCAACACCCCAGCCGTGCAGACGGGAACGGTTACCACCGTCAGCGGGGTCATGGCCTTTGCGGGGAACTTGGAGCAGTTAGAGTTCCAGTCCTACAATTCTGCGACTCGATTCCCTTCGGGGACGCTTTTGGGTAGTTTGGCTTTGACCACCCCGACCCGATTCGTGTGGCACTCCAATACCGAGGCGAGGTGGCTCGCTCAAGGGAAGGGAACCACGACGGCCAACTTTGACAAAGCCCTCATTCGCTATTACACGGCAGGGGGTACGCTTACACGGGTTTACACGGTCAACAACGGCCAACCAGCGGTGCAGCAAGTCGTCCGCTTCGGTGCAGGGCCGTCCAATATCCGGGCATTGACTTCGGGTCAAGCCAGCGACGGGTTCAGCGGTGAGTACCTGTTCCCGTCCAATGAAGGCGAATATTACACCATTGCCTTCGGGGACTCGGCTTGGAACGACTTCAATCAACGCTGCGATGCGGATGGAGCCGACCCAGCCGAAAGTTCATTCTGCTTGGAGGAACGATTCAACGAACTATACGAGGACAACTACGACAACTTCGGGCAAGAATACACCTACATCAAGGGTTCCTGTGAGCGATTCAACTCAATCCCGGTTCACTTTCAAAACAAGTGGGGCGGGCTTGATGCGTATGTCTTCACATTGAAGAACCGCAAGAGGGCCAACATTACCCGGCAGACCTTCGGCTACAACTCGGACGTTTACGCAACCACGACTTACGACAAAGTTTGGGCAGGGGAGTTTGACTACGTTTACGCACTCAACTCGGACTGGCTCACGGATGCCGAATCCGAGTGGCTGATTGAGATGGTCCGCTCGGGGCAGGTATGGCTTGAACTGGATGGTCAGTTAGTTGAGGCTATCGTCAACGCCAACACCTACCAATTCACGACCCGAAGGAACGACCGCCTCACGCAGTTGCAGGTTGAGGTTGCCGTGGCTTACAAGAACAATATTTTATGAGCGTAACCCTCATCGCCTACCCTCTCAACGAATCAAACGCAGAGGTTCCCTACATCCTCGATACTATGGGCGAAATCGACATCGCCCTGACCTTTTCGGTGGAGGACATTGCCGACAT